GTAGGAAAAATTAAAGGAGATATTTATGAAAAGAATAATAGCACAATTATTTATGGTAATAACATTTATTCCGATAATTATATTTGGGTTATTGGCATTGACAGCAAATGTTATATTTACAGAATTGTGTATTCGTGCGGCTAAAATCTGCCATTGGGCTGGATATAATGTTACTGCTTATGGATATTTGGATTTAGCGAAATATATGAGAAGTACTGATAGAACTGTCGAATAGCGCAACCAATGAACTTGCTCGAAAAATCGACAAACTCAAAGCTCCGCCGAACGCGTTCGGCAAGGATTTCTTCGAGGATATTCAGTATGTATATGATGATATGTTGCCGCCGGAGATATTACAGAAAGCATATGCGAATACAATAGAAATGCTGAAACGAGAAGTCGAAGTCGTTGAATAAAAAAACTGAACTTGTTGAAAAATCAAACATTTTTAATGTTTAGATTTTTCTATCAAGTTCAGTAAAGAGCCGACAGGCATAGTAACCCGACAGCCCTCTGCAAAAATATGATGAAACTGTATATATTATAGCATATTCTCTTGATTTTGTCAAGAGGTGTGTCGTGGAGTGAGTGAGGGGGATTGTTTAAAATGGGTGAAAGCAAACAGGATTATCAAATCGAGCAGGAAAAGTATTTTATTCTGAAAAAAATGTGTCTGAGGTATTGGGAGCAAAAGCAAAAAATTGAGAACATAACAAAAGCAGGTGGAGGCGGGTTTATGACCTATTCAAAATCGGCTGGGAGATACTCCGACCCGACAGCTAACAAAGCGCTGTTAATCGAACAACTAAATTGCGACTGCAAGATTATCGAAAAAACCATAAATAAAGTGTGTGCGGATTATGATGTAAAAGCTGATGAGCGGCATTTGCTGAAAATAAGCGATTTTCTTTTACTCAACGTTACTACGTTTCATCAGTATTATTCTTACCGCAGTCTTATCCGGCGCGGGTATAAAATCGCTATGGGAATCAATCAATTCTATCTGCTCAGACATAAATTTTTCTATGAATTGAGCAAAAAAGTTAAATTTACAGTGTGTTCAGGAAAAAGTGACGCTAACTGTGCTAAAGTGATATTGTGAAAAATTTGTCGAAAGCAATTCATTTATTTGGATTGCTTTCTTTTTATAAGAGCGGGTGGGTGATTTGGAAAAAAATAAAGGCGGCAGACCGCCTATGTATAAGACTAAAGAAGAAATGCAGGTAAAAATTGATGAGTATTTTGATTATTATGTTACGGAGTTAGGTAATCCAATAACAAATTCAGGTTTTATATATTATTTAGGTTTTACTTCACGAGAGGGCTTCAACGAATACTCAAAAAAGCCAGAGTTTTCTGACACGATAGCGCGCGCGAAACTTAAACTTGAAGAAAATACCGAAATAAAACTGTATAATCGTGATACTGCAAGAGGTGCGGAATTTTCACTTAAATATAATTATAAGTGGAATGATGAAAAAAAACAATCAGAAGAATTGCAACAAAGCTATACAGGTTTGCCGGCACGTGTTCTCGGTTCTGAATGGGTTGATGTATACAGGTCAATAAAAGACAGAGAATATTCACAATATGATTTAAAGGGCGGCAGAGGAACAGGAAAATCTTCATTCAGTGGATTTGTGATAATAGACGAGCTGGAATCCGACCCGACATCATGCGCAATGTGTTTACGCAATGTGTATGATGACGTAGGCAACAGCGTATATAAGCAAATAAAATGGTGCATTGACGAATTAGACCTGACAAATCAATATCATTGTAAAACAAGCCCATATGAAATAAAAAAAATATCAACAGGACAAATTATATATTTCAGGGCAACGAATGACCCGGGAAAGATTAAGTCAATAAGACCGCCGCACGGAATGAAAATAAATATGTTATGGTGCGAAGAGGCTGACCAAATGGAAGGCGTCGATTCAATGCGAAATATAAGGCAGTCTGCGTTCAGGGCAGGTTCTGAACAAGCCGTATTTCTACGCACATATAACACCCCAATTTCAAGAAGCCATTTTATTAACAAGGAAATGCTGAAGCCTAACGAACATAAGTTTGTACATCATAGTTATTATTATAATTTTCCCAAAAAATGGCTCGGCAAATCTTTTTTTGTAGAAGCTGAAATTTTAAAATCAGAAAATGAGCGTGCTTACCGTCATGAATATCTCGGCGAAGCAACGGGCACGGGCGCGACCATATTCGAAAATATAATGGTCAAAGATATAACAAAAAATGAAATTAACACATTCGGACAATTTTATTATGGAGTTGACTGGGGATTTGCCGCTGACCCGTGGGCATATGTCAAATGTGCTTATAATCCTAAAGAGAAAATATTGTATATTATTGACGAAAAAAAAGAATATAGAAACGATAATGAGTTGACCGCAGAAATATTATTAAAAGAAAAAGGATTGACGCATGATGATTTAGTCATTTGCGATAGTTCGGAGCCTAAAAGCATATCTGATTATCTAAAATACGGAATATATGCAAGAGGTGCTGAAAAAGGTGCAATAAACGGTGGCAGCAGTGTAAAATACAGTATCAAATGGTTGCAGTATTTAAAAAAGATTATCATAAATAATCCCTGCGTAAATTCGGCCGATGAATTTATACAGTATGAATATGAAAAAACAAAAGACGGTGAAATAATATCTGCATATCCCGATAAAAATAATCATTTTATCGACGCAGTCAGATATGCGACTAATCTATTATGGCGGAGAGGAGGCGTTTAATTGTTTGCGATTTTTCAAAATATACTAAATTGGTTTAAAAAGTTATTCGGCGTTGTTCCGCGAAAAAGCGATTTTGTGCAGGCTGAACAAGTCAGATACGGCGAAGAGTATAAATCAACGTCCGCACCTCTGAACATAACTGCAATAACAGCTTTGAAACTTGCGAATATAATTTGTTCGTTCGCATTGATGTCTGTAAGATCTTTAAATGACGGAATAGAAACGCCAAGAATAAAATATCTGAATGATACGTTAAAACGGATATTGAATAATATTGACTTAATCGTAATGCGTGCGCTCGGAATTGGCGGAGTTATCTTAAAGCCATATATTTATAATAGTCAAATTTACATTGACATTATACCGCAAGGCAATTATTTTATTGTTGAAAAAGTCGGCGAAGTTGTCAAAAAATCAATGTTTGTTGCAGATTATATCAGGATAGATAATATGTTCCAGCATGATGAATTTATAAGACTGGAATTTCATACACTCGACGATACTGGATTATATACGATTGAACATAAGGCGTTGAAAAACGGTGTTGAAATACCCGTTACAAGCGTACCTGAATGGTCTAATATATCACCTGTGCCGGTTACTATAACTAACGTTGACAAAATGCTGTATTGTTTTATAAAATGTCCGGTTGACAACCGCAAAACCGAGTTGAACAGCGTTGATAATATATACGGCGTGCCTGTTACATTCGGGCAGGAAATAAACATTGAAAATCTGAATAAAATTATCAACGAGATACCGGGAGAATTTTTGAACAAACGCGCATTTGTCGGCGCGGACGATATTTTATTTGACACTAAAAACAAACTGCCGGACAGCGGTTTGTATAAATTATTCAGGGCAGGCGGCGGCGTTGACAAAAATCCGTTCTGGGAAGTGTTTTCACCTGAAATACGGCAAACGTCATATTTTGAGGGGATTGATAAGTTTCTTGGATTAATAGAAAAATCAATCGGATTAAGCAAAGGCATATTGACTGACCTCTTGACAGCACAGGCAACAGCGACGGAAATAAAACGCAGCAGTTTTGACACAGAAGCGTTTGTGAACAGAGTACAGAAAAATATTGAAATAGAATTTAACAAATTGATTTATTCTTTCGATGTTCTCGCAAACCGTTATAATCTGTCTCCGTTATCATCAGTGGTATATCAAGTTGATTTTGTATGGTCTAACTGGAGTGAGGACAGCAACACGCGTTGGAATCAATTAGTACAAGGGCAAGCTGCAGGAGCGGTAAACGTATATGAATTACGTCAGAATTTATTCGACGAGAATAAAGAGACGGCTATTGCTAATATGCCTGTGCAAATTGCGGAAATGTCATTGCCAACGGGTGAATAATTATGCTTTCGGAAAATCAGATATTATCATTACCTCAACCAATAGTACAATATTTCCGTGAACTCGAATCCGGTATTATCAGCCGGGTTTGTTTGCGGATTGGGGAAATCAGCAGTATCAGCTCGACAGACTTTTACAGGCTTGAAAATTTACGCGATATTGGTTTTGATTTGCAGAAAATACAACGCGAAGTCGCGGCGACGCTGAACAAAACTACAGACGAAATTTATAGTATATTCAAAAATGCGGCAGAAATTGAATATTCAAGCGGCGAAAATGCTTATTTTGATAAAACAGGCAATAAATTCACTCCGTTCGGTCAGAATCAGCAAGTACAGAATCTAATAATAAACATCAGCGAAGCCACAGACGGATTATTTAGAAACATCAGCAATACAAGCGTAATAGGCATACAAAACGCGTCGGGTAAAACATACCCGCTTAGAATATCATACCGCGAAGCCGTTGACTATGCGGCACTGCAGGTCAGGTTAGGTCAGGAAGATTTTTATTCTGCAATCAGACAGACGATTACAAGTATATCTAACGGAGGCGCTAAAGTCATATATGAAAGCGGCAATACACGCAGGCTTGACAGCGCGGCGCGCATGAATATACTCGGAGCGCAGGCGGAATTATCGAAACAGCAGACTGAATTAATTGGCCGGCAAATCGGCGCGGACGGGTGGGAAATCACATATCACAGTGGTCACCGTCCTACTCACGACTTCGGCGGACAGCAATTCACCAAAGATGAGTTTGTGCGGTTAGGAATCGGAGATTTAATGGCAGAGCCGAATTGTTACCACCGAAAATTTCCTATTATTGTTGGAATTTCCGAACCCGCACACAGTCAAGAACAATTAAAACAATTCGAGGCGAAACAAAATGAAACGCATGAGTTCAACGGGATAAAGTATGACAGTTATCAAGCAACACAGCGTCAAAGGCAGTACGAGACCGCAATCCGCCGAAAACGTGACGAAGCGAACGCCTATCTTAACCTTGCAGACGGTTATCTAAAAGGCGGCGATAAATCAGATGAATTATACAAGCAATATAGAGATACATCGACAACGGCAAAAGCAAAAGCTCAAAGCATAAATCAAGAGTATGCGAATTTTTCCAATGCTATGGGATTATTCACACAGCCTAAACGAAAAAGCGTACCTCAAAGGCAAACAAATTTATAAATAAAGGGGATAATATGATAATTCCAAAAAAAGTAAAAATTGGCGGTTTAATGTATGACATTGAAGAAACTGACAATATTTCTATGGGAACAAATTATGGCGCAGAGATAATTTATACAAAATTAAAAATAAATTTGCGTCCTTATGCCCGACAATTTATGGAGCGTTCATTGATACATGAAATTGTTCACGGTATAGTTCAAGATTTAGGTTGTTACGCTGACAGTGAAACAACTTATTCAGTAAAACAGGTTGATGAACTTGCTTGGGCTTTTTATCAATTAATTGTGGATAATCCCGAAATGTTTGTCGGAAAAATCTCAGAAACGGAAACTATTACAGATTTAGCAGGAAATATAATAACAAGAAATATTGACAGCTGATAAAGTCGTAAAAACAGTAGTCAAGCAGAGGCGACCTGCGTAATAAAGCGTAGAGGATTAGTTATGAAGAGAAAATTTTTAAAAGGATTAAATATTGAAGCTTTGACAGATGAAATAATTGAAAAAATAATGGAAGAAAACGGCAAGGATATTGAAAATCAAAAAACGCAGACCGAGACATTAAAAAATCAGTACGCAGATATAGAGACAAAGCTGAAAGCGTTCGACGGAGTGAATGTAGACGATTTAAAAAGCCAAGTCGCAAAACTTTCAGATGAGATTACTGCTAATAAATCAGCGTTTGAAGCTGAAAAATCAAATCTCGCATTTGACAGTTGGAAAAAAGAACAGCTTGCGGCTACAGGCGCTAAAAATACAAAAGCATACGGGGCGTTATTCGATTGGGATGCATTAAAGTCAAGCAATAATAGAGACGCTGATTTCAAAACAATACACGAAAAATTAAAAACAGAAAATTCGTTCATGTTTGAGACAAATAATCCAAATCACGAAGCTAACAAAGAAATTCCGCCAGCAGGACAGGGTTCTCCATTTACAGGAAATACTAAAACAATAACTGAATTAATGGCTGAGGCAAATGCTAATCCGAACCGTATGAATGAAATTTTAGCAATTATAGACACAATGAAAAAATCTAATACTAATCAAACTAATAAAACATAAGGAGTAATAAAGATATGCCTAATTTAGGAATTTTTGATTCCAAAATATTTAATCCGCAGGTTTTCGGGCGGTATATTGACACAATACCGAGAACAAAAAGAAATGAACTGTTAAGAAGCGGAGCATTAAGACCAAGACAGGATTTAGCCGCTATGTTCCCAGAGCAGACAGGCGGTAATTATGCAATTATACCGATTACCGGACGTATAGGCGGAGACCCCACAAAATATGACGGCGTTGAAAATATGCCGGTATCAGGTCTTGATACATACTCGCAGGGCATTGTTATAGCAGGATTTATGAAAGGTTGGCAGGAAAAAGATTTTACTTTATCAATAACCGGAAAAGATTTTATGGCTGAAATTGCGGCTCAAGTCACTGAATACTGGGACGATTTCGACCAAAAAACGCTTATTTCGATTTTAAACGGCGTTTTCAGTATGACCGGAGCGTTAAATCTGCCTTTTGTTACATCTCATACTACAGATATTTCATCATTGACAGGCACGGTAACGATTAACGGCAGGGATTATCCGTTAAGTAATTTTAACGAATCTACGCTTAACAGCGCGGCGCAGAAAGCAAGCGGCGATAATAAAAATATATTCACGCTTATAATTATGCACTCGTTTGTCGCGACAAATCTTGAGAATCTTAATCTTATGACAAGACTTAAATATACTGATGCAAATGGTATTCAGCGAGATTTGAATTTAGGAACGCTTAACGGCAGATTAGTCTTAATTGACGATTCAATGCCTGTCAGCACAGTAACAAATCCTGATGATAGTACGTCATTAGTTTATACTTCATATCTGCTTGGGAACGGTGCGATAATGTATGCGGACGCAGGAGTTAAAGTGCCTTACGAAATGAACCGCGACCCTAAAACAAACGGTGGTATTGACGAATTATTAACTCGTCAGCGTCAGTTATTTTCACCGTTCGGAATAAGTTTTACAAAATCAGCAATGGCTTCAAATTCACCGGCATTGTCTGAATTTGAAATGGGATTGAACTGGGAAGTAGTAAAAAACAGCGCAGGAACTGCAACTATTGATACAAAGGCTATTCCAATAGCAAAAATTATATCGAAAGGATAGAATTAAAATGATTGAAAAAAGAATTATAAACGGGCAGGCAGTCGGTTATAATACAGAAACGCGGTCTTATTGTAATTTACCGAAAAATTTTGACGAAAATCAAGACGACAACAGCGAGAAAAAACCAAAAGACGAAAATCAAGACGACAACAGCGAGAAAAAGAAAAGAGGGTCTTGATTATGTACGAAGTAATAATACCTTTTAAAGATTTAGTCAACGGTGGAAGTTATAAAAAAGGTGACGAATACCCGCGTCATGGAGTTAATCCGACTGAAAGCCGCATTAATCAATTAGCGGGAAACGGGAATAAATTCGGTTGTCCGCTAATCAGATTAGTTTCGGAAGAACCGCAAAAGCGCGGACGGCCGCGCAGGGAATCGAGTGATGATTAATGATTATATTTGACGATTACACTGAATTAGGTTACAATCTTATTCCAGAAACGGAATTTCAACATTATATTACACGCGCTGTACTATCCGCACAGCGTTTTACGTTTGGCAGATTTCAGGTAACAGACGATATAACAGAAAATAATTTACGTGGTTTATTTGAAATTGCAGACTTGATTTATAGTAACGATATGCAGATAAATGTACCTGTTCAATCATTTCAGAACGCAAATTATTCTGAAACTTATGCCATTTCTTTATTACAAGTCCAGCAGACGCTTGACAGCAAAATATATGATATTATGCTTATATATTTTACCCGTGAACAGTTATACAGAGGTGTTAGCGTATGAGAGGTGTGCAAAGTAAGATTACATTATGGCGTAAGCGTTTAAACGCCGATACAAAGTTATATGAATACGAGCGCGTTGTATTGCCTATGCTTTGCAAGTGGAATGATACGACAGTGCGTTCTGTTTCTACAGGTCAGGCAGTCGTTATTCAGACAGTAAGAATTATGATTCCTTATGTGCCTGATTTCGGTCTTGATATTAAGCAGGGAGACTTCATGGCGCTTGGAATTATCGAAACTGAGATGTCAAACAACGCTCCCAATCGTACAAGCGATTTAAAGGCGATTTTAGCCCCGAATTTTATAGAGGTGCAAACAGTATTAGATTATACAAGAGAGAGCAGAGGAAAACATTACGAAGTAAACGGAGTGAGTTAAATGATTAAAGTTAATATTCCTGTCAGCAAATTAGTAAAAGAAAGACTAAATAAAAATACAATGCTGTTTGCGGCTGAAGAAGCCAAACGTATAATGAATCCGTTTATTCCTATGGACACAGGAACGTTAGCCGATACTGCTCAGGTTGAAGCTACAGAAACAACATCGGCAGTAAAAT